GTAAAGTGTAAATTTGGATCAGTATAGAGCGAGATAATCGTAGAGTTTAATTTATCGAGTGCTCCGAAAGCACTTGAATTTATTGTGCCGTCTAGAGGTGAAAACTTGGCAACTAAGCCGTTATAATTCTCTGAAACAAATCGGTCGATATACTTCCGATTCCGTTCGTTTGCTTCGGCGTGTTCTACAGGAACGTCGTGCAAATAATTTGTGTTTGATAGTTTTTTAACCATATTAAAATCCTTCTAATCGTTTCTGTCCGTTCATTTCGTCTACCTTGTGTTGTGGTAGTTTTCGTTTTGGTTTTACATACTCGAAATGTCGTTCCGCCTGTGATAGATCGTAGAACATTTCTTTGATTTCGTCCGGTAGCACTTCTTCATCATCATCGCCGGGCATCGGATCGGCAACCCGGAGAAAGCAGCCTAAAATGTACTGCATAATCTCGTATGTGCTTTTGAAATGATAGTCAGCGCGAATCTTATCGAGCCTTTGCCATTGTTCCAGATCAACGCGAACCGGAATCTTTTTAAAGTACACAAGTTTCTTTTTTCTGCTTCGCATGGTTTCGTTGTATTAATTATCTTCTACTAGCTCCGTTCAAGTCCAATACGTTAAACATTTCATTTATTCGATCCGCGATATACGCGCCGTAAATACGCTGTATTTCCTTAATCGTTAAGTTCGTTGTAACATGAGTTATTGCCTCATGTCTCAACTCGTACCTACATTGGAAAATATACTGCATCACGTTTAGTTCAGTACCGAAATACTTTGCCGGGATTGGCTCGCGTCCTAGTTCATCAAAACAGATCATTCGCGGCGTACCGTTGTTGTAAGTATACAATTCTAGTGCATCCTTTCCGTGCATCGAAAAGCCGTTTGCAATACAGGAAGCCGAATCAATCCTAAAACCACCGATCGGATAGCCGCCCCTTGCTTTGCCGCGTGTGAAATAACTATATCGGTTTAGAATCTGCATGATAGTACTTTTTCCTGTACCGATGTCACCTCGTAACAATAACCCTTTATTTGAATCTAGCTTCTCGGATCGTCCTTCAGTATACAAAAACAGTTGGTTCATTATGTTTCTATTCGAATCGTCTATCTTGAAGTTAGGACAAACATATTTGCAACACGCTTTAAACCACTCCGGGCGCTTCTCTACTTCTATCGGCTCGTCATAGTACCGTAGTCTGTATGATAGTATCGCCGCTATCGGTAGAGTCTGTTTGCTTCTTGTTTCCATATTCGCATTTATCGTTTTTTAGTTCAAAAAATCCCGCCCAATTATTCGCAATCGATTCATCTACGATTTGAGATGCGACCGCCGGATTACCTTTGCTCAATTTCACTAATTTGTTGTAACACGCTTTGAGTGACTTTTCCGATTTGTAATTTTCCCGCCTGTCTTTCTTGTATTCAAGCCAGAGCGAAAACGCTTCTAAAAACTCGTCAGATATAAAATCAAAATCTCCATGAGAGACTTTAGAGAGTATATTTCTGTTTGGTTTCTGTTTTAGTTTATTATAGTCTGTACTATCCCCTGTATCATTGACTCCCTTATCTACTGTATCATTGGCTGTCTGATTGGCTCCCTTATTGGCTGTCTGATTGGCTGTAAAATTTACAGTAGTAGTTACAGTAGTTTTAAATTCCTTCACGAAAGAATAAGAGCTTATAATACGTTTGTTCTTACCAGATTTATAATAAATCAATCCTGCATTTATTAAAGACTCACGGGCTTTTATTAGTGTTTTCTCATTCACGTTAAGCGCAAAACAAAGTTCAATGTTCGAGCAATCGAAAACGTCCCTCCAATCTTCGCCGTTACAAATAGCCACTAATTCGTAAAAAAGGGCTTGTTCGGTGGCGGTAAATCTGAAACGTCGTCGCGCTTTTCGCATCTTTTCGGTTAGCGTATATCCGTCTATATTCATCACACTTATAAAGTCTATCGAGCGACATAATAACTACAAATCCTTATCCCGATCGCCCGCCCTACTTTCAGGACGGAACAATAGCAAATAAAATTATTCTCTCTTCCTCCGTTGCGACACGTTCGACAATCGTGTTTTACTTGCTTTTGTGCTGTTTTCTTCACCATTCTTATACCTCCTTTATTTTAATTCCATGAACGTAAAGCATGAGCTTACGTTTGATTATATACTCCTTTGTCCGAACACCTTTAGTATCTTCGACGATATACTCACCATCCCGATAATAAACGAAATCCGCGATGTAGTAAACTCCTCGTTCGATCAGCTTCTTTTTACGTAGCATCTTCCGCACTCCCTGCACTTCATAGAAACGATATTGAGGCGAAATAAGCTCGTATTTTACTTGCTCTTGTAATCCGGTTATAATCCCCTTCTTTTCGAGTAGTTTCAACTCCTTAGCGCGTCGATATTCCTTTTTAGAGTCGTATCCGTCTATTTTTACATTGTTATACTTTGCCATGTCATTTTAATTGGTTTGTGAATAGTGGATAAGCCCGGATTCGAACCGGGAATGATACTTCAAGAGCCGCACCGCATTAACGGAATGTCTAGCGATCAACCTTACATAACTAGGCGTTTCCAATTCCGCCACTTATCCGATTTGCCGGGGCTTTCACCCGGCGCGTTGTTACTAATTTGATAAAACCTTCGCTCTTTTTATATATCCATGTTTTTGAAACTCATTAATATAAATCAATTCTTTCGTCCAATTCCCAGTATTGTCTTTTTGGGGTTGTAGCCTAAAATGTCCTCTAACGGAGAAGCATTCATTTCGAACAATAGTAGTAAACCATGTGCAATCCATAAGATTAATATCGATGTCTGACTTATTCTTGTATTTTCTTGCTCCAACCTTTAATTTTGATTTGTGACTAATTGTTTTTGTGTCAACTTTAGCGTATTTTTTAAAAAGAATATAGCAAAGGATAAAAGATACTCTAAGGTTGGCGTTACTCATAAGATCAGCCCCCCAACCCCGTGCATAGATGTTCTAAATGTTACATTCTCTGTATTTATTATTGCGCACACCCCATTTATAAACCATATTGAAGCCATTCCTTCATTTTTAATGATATAAGACACGCCTATATTTCCGAAAATAATAGTACCAGAAGATTCTAACCCTTTTGTAAAATCGCTACCGTTCAATATAGGTTCAAATGATTTTGAAGATTTAATCATAGCGTCATAGAAACTATTTGATAACAAATCTACATTTTTATTTTTCAAAGAATGAACCTCATTTATACGATTTTGCGTAGAGGCTGCTTCTGCATAAAAGGAGCAAGCATCAATTTCGGGAACATGAATCCTTCCATTGAGCACAAAATTTAAAATCGGATATTTTGAATTATCTATCAACATAGCACTTGTTAATTTACTTCATACGGATAAACGTCTACAATCGCCGTTTCTTTAAGCAAAATCGAAGAATAATCCGCCATCGTTCCTTTCATTCCTTCGTCGAGTTTCTTCATTGCGTCGTGAATGTCCGCCGCCTGTATGAGTACGTTTGTATAAGTCCGTTTCTCCTTGCCGCTTTTCTCGTCAAGCGTAGTGAAAGCAAGTCGCCCGGCAAACCATTTATCGGCGGAATCCTCTTCGCTAGTAAATATCTCGCTATAATGTGCGCGAGAAATGTCGGACACTGTAAACTCACCGGAGATAAACGGTGTGACCTCTTCGATTATTCGTGCTTCTGCTTCGGTAAAACTTAGTGCATCGACTAAATACGGTTCAGTCACTTTTTTTTGCATTCCGTTTTCCATCACCTTCTCGTAACGAATTTTACATAAAAACCAAGTGTGCATCATAATTTTGTGTTTATTAAAGTGTTTATAAAAATGTGATTAATCGTGTTGTGTTAGTGTTGTGACGGTACTTTCTTCGTCAATTTCTTTAATTCCTTCCGTATCTTATAAATCTGATTCTTAACCGGAACACTGTTTTTTGCTTCCGGCTTTAACGCCTCGATCTGCATCTTTAATTTTAAGACCTCTTTTGCCTTATCGACACAATCGAGCAAGTCCAGACCGGAACGGATAGATTCGTCTATCATCTCGCTAGCCAACCGGATTCGATCATAGAGTTTCTTTATATTATCCGCGTGGTTGGCGCGATTCATTTCGAGTATTCGACCTTCATTTGTATAACCGTCATAAATGACATAATACAATTTGTCCACGTCCGGGCGACCTAAAAAGTGTCCGAGGAATTGCCAATAATATTCGTCTTTTTCGTCGATGGTATTTCCGAACTGCAGCGATTCGATCTTTCCTTGCGACATCGGGCACTTGATCTCACCCAGAGCGATAACTTTCCCGTCAAATCCGTACACATAGAAATCCGGTGAATCTCCGAATCCTTCAAACGGTTCATTGAAAACAATGTCTTTAAAATCAGTTGTACACGACTTGATCTCGTTCATTAACTGGCTCCGTACCCATTCGACCGCTAGCGGTTCGTTTTCATGCCCCCAATCAAACGCTTTGTTACTTCCGTTTTCTCGCATCGTCCCGGTTCTCCGCTCGTATCGTACTAAATACATTGCGTCTAACGCACCTTTACCAAAGGGACAACCTTTGCCCGCTTTCATCAGATCGGGAAGCGTAGAGGCGGTTATTTTGCCCCGTCTCTTTTCCTTCCATTCGATTTCTTTTTGTTCACTTGATTTCATGTGCTACTAATTCTTTGATTTGTTCTTTAGTTAGTTTATATTTCGTCTGTACCTGTGCGACCGTAAAACCACCTGCCAGACCATCGAGGATATTTTTCCAGATTGCCGATCCTGTCTCAACAGTAGGCAATGAGTTTTCTACTTTCGGAAGAAAAGGACGAATACGAAGCGAATCAACCTTTTCGCCGAAAGCGTCAACTAATACCGCTCCGATTTGGATTTGCTTGTTTATCCATGACTCAAAATTCGGATTTTTGAAAATTTTCGTCAATGTTTTGCAGTTCGTCCGGTTGAGGATCATCGGTTTCACATTCTCGAAGAAATAAGCGACGAAACATTCTTCTTTCTTTCCAGACGCGCCGACTACTTGTTCTTTTTTCGTTTCGCGGATGGTGAGAATTATATCTTTTCCATCCGGTAGGCTGTAAGCGCCTAGATAGTCGTAATTAAATTGAGTTTTCCAATGTGTCATTATCGTGTTGTTTAAAAGTTATCGTTTCCACCCTGATAAAGCGACTCATAACAGCGAGCGCAAACCGTTATTATCTTTGTGCCATGTCTGCCACGTTCGTACGTTTCGACCTCTAATTCTATCTCTTCGCCCGGTTCGATCTCTTCGCCGCAATCTTCGCAAACTAGAGTATCAGCAGGGCACGCGCCAAGAACCGTACAAATTCGGCAATTACCGATACATTGAGGATTCGCCGCCATGGCGTTTCACGTTTAGATAGTTACAGACTAGCACGTAGATAACCGTTATAAATACGATCAATAGTGCGATAATTAATTTGCCCGGCTCCGGCTCGCCTTCTGCAAGGCTGCACGCTGAAAGCATTAAGATAATAGCGGCGGGACTTTGTTTTAGTGTTAACATGGTGTTTGTTTTATACTACCTTATTACTTTGTATGAATCTATCTATACTCGATAAATCGTACCAGATCATTTTTCCAAATTGAGAAAAAGAAATGAGAGCTTTTTCCCGTAACGTTCTCAAAAAATCATCCGAGCATCCTATATAGGATTTTGCTTCGTCTTTACTAAGCCACTTCTTCACTATTGGCTCAACTTTTCCGGTTACTCTAGTTCGTCCCATTGTTCATTATTCAATCGTGTAACAATTAGATTATCTTTATCGGTTTCCGTCGTAAACAGTAGACCTTCGTCATATTTTAGATTTGTACAGGTCGGTCTAACTGAATTTCTTTTAGAACGAGGGAAGGTCATTGTTTCCCCGGGCTGCATCCCCCTTAAAAGGGCAGTTAATTCGTTTCTTTTTCGTCTCATTGTCGTGTATCGTGTTATGTAGCCCCGAAGGGCTACGGATTAATATTAAATAGCTGCTTTCAATCGCTCTATATCTCTTATTAATTTTTCTTGCCTTGCTACTTCATTATCTGCCATTCCGTCAAGCCCGAGACTTGCATACCATTCTGCATTATTAACAGCCTCTTCTAATGCTATTTCTTTTTTCGAAATTAACGCATTAATGGCGTTCTTATCACGGCTTTCGATTAATATCTCTAAGGCTGTCTTTCTGGTTAAAGTGCTAGTTGCTTTCATAATCGTATTTATTATGTAACCCCGAAGGGCACGGATTAATATTAAATCTTCTGATAACCGAATGAGTTCATAAATTTCTCTGCGCCCTTGAACGTTTTGAAAGTCTTACTACTAGCGAGTGTACACGCTAAGAATCTTTGTCCGGCTGTTGTATTAATCAAGCTAACACAACATACCGTTTCGCTTCCTGCTTTTTTAAATTCTACGTCTCCGATCATTCCTATTTCCATTATTATCTATATTGTGCAGGGCTCTCGCCCCGCCAGTTATTTTTTTTGTTATCTTATTTAATGCCGCAAAGTTTTGAAATTCTCAATAACTCTTCATCGCTCATAAATGCGAGGTCGAAAAATATACCTTCATCGAAAGGTTTGTTTTCAGCTAAAGCGGCTTGTTTCATGCTAACCATTATTTGAGTTATCGTATTGCCTTTTTCTTTATCGCTCATTCCTGCTTTCATAATTCTATACTTTTATTTGTTAGTTCTTGATTGATTGATTAACTTTGATGCGACAAAGATAGGTGACTATACTCTACTATACAAATATTTAGTAGAATATATTCTATTAATTAACCTTTATTAGTAGACGAAAGTATGACTATAAAAGAAAAAATTCAGAAATACATTGATTATAAAGGAATTAGTGTATATAGATTAGAAGCAGAAGCTGGATTATCTAAGGGATATTGGGGGAAGACCAAAAGTATATCCGCCGATATTGCAATGAAAATTAGTAGAGTATACGGTGACATGTCAACCGAATGGCTTCTGCGAGATAAAGGAGAAATGATTAAAAATGCAGAGCGAGAACAAAAAACAATCGAGATTTCCGAATCTGCAATAAGCGAAACAAAACGAAAAGGAGCATTAATATACGACATAGACGCAACATGCGGGCTAAGTGGTAGAGATATAGAATTTACAGACGAAAAAGTGATAGGAAGTATAGACGCACCGGAAATCAATCCGGATTCAAAGATTATATTCGCTACGGGCGATAGTATGCTACCTCTAATAGCTTCGGGCGACAGGGTAGTAATTAGAAAGATTGAGAGTTGGGATTATTTCAACTACGGACAGGTGTATTTAATCATAACGAATGAATACAGGCTTATAAAAAGAGTTCGTAGGCATCCTAAAGATGCGGATAATTTAATCCTGCTTCGTAGCGAGAATCCAGACTATGATGATATAGATTTACCGAAACGGGAAATTATTCATCTTTTTATTGTGGAGAACATTTTATCAATCAAAAACATATTATAAATCACTAAAAACAAAACAACATGAAGAAGCTATTATTTTTAGCACTACTATTATGCAGCGTTTCTGTATGGGGGCAAATCCAAACAAATGTAACAAAACAATGTTATCTATTATATGACTTTGACGGTAAATCTTTCAATAAGAATAAGAAGATAAAAGAAGGTACTACTATAACATTAACCAAAGAATCTGATCGTCTTATTGGATTCTACGAAGTTTTGTATAAAGGGAAGCAATATGTAATAAAAGAGAATTGCATAAATCAAAAGGATCTAAGTTTATTGCCCAAAGATAGCCTAGCGATTCAAAAGTATTGCAAAGCAATCACTAAAGCAGGAAAAAGGTGTTCTCGCTTGCATGAGCCCGGCAATGTGTATTGTTGGCAACATAAAAAAGATTCAATCAATACGCAAAATATTCATTCTCGACAACAAGATAGAGTCATCCACACGGGACCACGAGGGGGCAGATATTATATTAATAGCAAAGGGAATAAAGTATATATCAAAAAATAAAATTTATCATATCACCTCTAAAACAAACTCTGCATGAAGAAGTTACTATTTTTATCATTGTCTGCTCTATGTCTAAGCGGCTGTTCTTCTAAAACCGAGACGCCTTTAGAAATATACCTGAACGAGCACAATCAAAATTTAAAATCATTAGAAATAATCGAAGTTTCAGAAATAGACAGTGCATATTCTCCTTATAAAGAATTAATGTCTTTATCTTATATGTATTCAAAACTCGGTGCTGATATAGCAAAACTAAACGCAAAAGCATTTAAGG